TGGATGTTGGCCTTCGTGGCCCAGCCACTGAAATCAGGTTCCATTTTGACTGTTTCCTCCAGTTCCTATGAGTTGTCGCTGTAGTTGTGGATGAAGCGCCGACCTCGGTAATGGAGCCAACGCCGGCTTCGGAGGTAGCGCTGGTTTCGGCCACGTTCCAGGAATTCGTCGATCACTCGGCGGACCAGGAGGTCTAGGTGCCGGGTCTAATGGTGCAGGAGTTGGCATGTTGCTATTGATGAGCTTATCGGCCTTGGGATCCTTAGAGGGCTTCCAGCCGATTGCCGTACGAATGTCGTTCGCAGTGGCAATCTCGTTACGAGAGAACATGTCCGCGATCTTAGCCATGTCAGCCATGGGAACGAGAGCGAAGGGGTTCCTGTAATACGTGATTGACTGACCCTGAGTCCTGGCAGTCTTGCTGAGGAAAGTCCCACGCATGGCCTCGACGATGGCCATGAGAATGGGCTCGGTAGTCCGATGAAAGTAGTTGTTCATCGTGGCTTCCGTAGCCGTACCATTCATGATCGTTTCAGTGAGACCAAGCTGCGTGTACAACAACCCAGTCAGATAAGTGATCTGATCCATCAAGTTGTTGGTAGCAGGTCGGTTCAACTGAGTGATCTTCTCGGTACCGTCTGTATAGGCGATACCGTACTGACTTCCCTTAAGCTGAAACTCAATGTCCTGTCGACGCTGATCAGCTTGCTGGCGTCGAGCTTCAGACTTGATGACGTAAGGGAGCTGGATGATCAGATCAAGCTTTCCAGAACTAGACTGCTCATCAACCTGGTCGAGCATGTTCAACTTGCGAATGAGTCGCTGCAGCGTCGAACTCGGCTCGTTCATGACTTGATAGAAGGGATTCTCGACTACAGCCACCAAGTTCTTAGGCAAGGTGATCTGACGACGGTAACCCGCTCGTTCGTCATAAAGATTGACTCGAACCGCATCCGGATACCAAGCAACGACTTCCGCTGCACGAAGCGTTAGAACATCGTATGCATTGGAGTTCGTTGGATCGCTGGTTGTGTCGACAGGAACGATAGCCACAACGCCCTTATCGAACATGGTCATTACAACATCCATGCGGAATTGCTGCGCGAATTGATCAACGTTGGCCTGAGTAGTCAAACAATTGTTCAAACCACTGAATATGTCGCTGAGATAACGACCATCTTCGTCATTCCTAACATGCGTCAATTCAATGGATGCAACATCAATCGCCATTCTCGTGAGGATCGACGAGATAATCGATCTTTCATTCGAGAAGTTAAGACGAGTTCGACCAGGGTAAAGTCCAAACGTTGATCCTCCGGCAAAGGAAGAATACTGTTGGCTATTCTCGTCCCAGTTCTTGAATGCGTTCCAAGCATGTTTCATGGCTGAACGAACGCCCATATGTCACCTCCTTTCGAGAATCTTCATCTTCGTTATTCGAAGGAGTCCTTGTTTGCCTTGTACGCGACGTAAGCATCCATCATGGCAGCGACATTGTCGATTTTAGCTTCTTGCCGCTTCTTCAGAAGCTTACGGTTACCGTTCGTATCTTCCATGGTGATCGCGTTACCCATAGCAAAGGTCATGAGAGCTTGATCAAATATGAGCAAGCGTTGTTCACTGAAATTCTTGAGTTCCCCGAGGGGAACAGATTCCGTCTTGGCCCCCTGAATGACTTTCTCGATACCGAAGGGGCCATTCTCTTGTTCCCAGCGGGTAACAAACTCTTTAGCGTTGTAAGGGTCGAACCCAAGAGCGCGAACGTCGTATTCTGAATCTTGGATATGACGATCCAAGTCATCATAGACCTCCATCATGTCAAGAACGGTGCCCTCAAGAACGTGAAGGCTTCCTTCGTTGATGAACTCGTCGTACTTTTGGCGCATAGCCCCCGGGAGCTTCATCAGCGTCAAAGACGTGATGTAGCTTCGAGTTTTTACTCCAAATCCTTGACGTAGAGGGAACAAGAACGTAAACGCACAGAAGTCATCGCCTTGCGAAAGGTCAGCGCCAAGAGCACACGGCATTCTCCAGAATTCACGATGCCTATGCGGCAACGTTTCATCGTATGTGAAGAAATAAGTGTAACCTTCCATGGGTATTCCGAAACGTTTCGCTAGAATGTCGTTACGAGAGGCAGGAGCTTTCTCTGCTCTCTCGACATCTAGCTGGTAGGTTTCATAAGTGACTGTTTTACCGAGATTCGGATTTGCTTTCAGCCACATTTCTGGATTTGCGACTTCTTCAATCTCATCCAGTTTATAATGCCAGATCGAAACATGAGGAGCGATGTATTCGCCCTTCAAGATGTCGGCAAGCTCCAACTTAATGCTGTCGCCGCTTCCGTTTCGAACTGTTCCTTCAGAGCTGATGGCTACAATAAGATAGTCATCAAGCTTCGAAGCGCCTTGTTCAATCGCTCCAACAACATCTTCACGAATATCACCTGACAGCCATTCGTCAACCGTGCTAATCTTGGGGCGTAGTCCCTGGAGCTTGTTGATCGCCATAGGGCGAACCTCAAGTAGAGATCCTGTAAGGAAGTTTTCAACACCCTTTTTGGTAGAGGCCAATTTAACACGATTGGCTCTGGAGCCTGTTGTGTTTTGAAGTGAACCTTCTGTCAAGAATTTGAACAGGGGTCCTCGACTTCTCGTGATGGCAGTACGAAAAGGCGACATGACTTCGTCGGCTTGCTTCATTGTTGGTGCTGTCGTGATTTGATGGGTAGTCGACGTATCGACATTCAAGAAATAGCTTTGAATGCAGTTCGCATACATCGACTTAGCAGCCCCTCGAGCGATGATGAGGAACTGCTTAGTCGTAAGCCTCTTCTTGATCGTCTTTGTTACGTACTTACCGCCATGCCCATCCGAATTGGGTTGATACACACTTCGATCCACGAAGTAATACCAACCGAAAATCTGCTCGGCCCATAGCTTGAACGAGTCCAGCAAGTGGAGATCAGAACCATCGGTAAGCGTCAGTTCAGCATCGCAGTAAAGGATGAAACCTTCAACGGCTTTGTCGTCGTAATAGATGTTAGGGTTGGCGATTAGCGCATCTATCCGATTCATCTCCATGGAAATTTCTCGGTTAACTGGTATCTCGCCCCGAACTACCGCATCACGAAACTGACCGTAGTACGTTGGAGTCGCCGTGTTTGATAGAGCCATCGCCCCTCCTTTCTATCCTACAACCTTCTTAGCCTTGTACGCAGTCTTGACCGCCTTACCAACGGGACCATTCATAGTGTTGTGAATGTCGTTGATCGTCTTTCCGACGGAAATAATCCGCTTGATGTGACTGTGTCCCTTGTCGAAGGAAGTGGTCTTAGAGCTCTTTTCTCCGTGGGTCTTCAGACGCTGTTCCAGATCGAGACGAGTCAGAACCTTCTGAAGATCGTCATTCGAGAGAGCCTTCACACCATGCTGCTTGGCCCTAGCTCGATGAGCTTCGACCTCGATATGGTCTTGAGAGGCGTGCGCATTCGAGGAGACGGAAGAACCAGAAGATTCGCTCTTTCGAACTCCCCATCGCATGCCCTTGACGCCGTGGTGAGCCATAAAGTCTGGCACGGATTCGGCGCCGTGGTTTTCTAGAACCATTCCCACCAGTTGTCTTCCGCCGGAAACGCTGGCACCGGTGGAGGATTTGGATCGGTCCACGATTCTCCTTCCCTTGTAATGCTCATTCGAACTTCGAGTTCTTGAATGACTTTGTTTCGAGCTTCGATGACGAAAGACGTGGAAGGAGGATCAAAGATCATCTGAACTCGAAGCGCGATATAAGTCTTTACCGCGTTCAGATCGAGATCAGTACCAGTGAAGGCGTCCCACGTTTCGGTATTGCCCGTGATTTGGAAACCAGTCGTAGGTCCGATACCCAGACCCTTCAAGATCACGAATACCGTGTTGATGTGGATGATCACGTCGGTATCGAATGCGGTATAACTCGCATCCATTCCGATAATCTTCTTAACATCGTTAAGAATACTGCTAGTCACGTGGGACGCCTCCTTTCAATGATGTATGTCAGGCAACGACGTGGAAGCCCCACTTGGCTCCAAGCCTGGACAGCGAAGCCTGGCCTGGAATACCGTCTGCATCCGCTCCGACATAGCCAAGACGATTCTGCCAAGACTTGTAGGCGGCAACTGTCATGCTGCCAAACGATCCGCGACCCCAACGAGAGTCAGAGTCAGAGAGAAGACCCTCCAAAACCAAAGCCTTCTGAACCCAGATCACTTGATTGGAGTTGGTGGTCTGTCCCTGCGGCTTTGCGGGGTCCTCATGGGCACACATCTGAAGGATGTGCAGAGAAATCGGGGGAGCATTACCGACGGTCGGACGCGGAGGGGGAGGAGTGGGGATAGGGCGAGGAGGGGGTGGAGTAGAAACTCCAAGTTCCCGATTGACTTCGGCCTGAACAGCATTGGCGTCGTAACCGGCAGCCGTCAACTTCGCAACTCGATCAGACCCATTACCCCACTGCCCGTTGATCACCTCGCGGACCACGTCCTGGAGAGACTTCTGAGGAGCTGGAGTCGGCGCAGGCGTCGAAGAGCCAAGAAAGTGATCGTACTGCGCCTGGACCTCCGCAACGATCGAAGAGAAGTTGTGCATGACCCAAGGGCCTGGGCAATCAGTTGAAACCCAATGCTGATGAGGGAAGATATTCGAAAGATCGGGACGGACGCCAATGTGATGAACGAAGAGCCAAGCAGCGAGACGAGCAGCAGCCTTCCAAGTGACATCGGAGATTTCCCAATTCGGATCACCGGTGAAGTCGGCCATCTCGATGCTGATCGAATGAGCATTACCGTCGGTGTTTCCGGTAGCCCAAGCGTACTCATCGATCTTGACGTACTGAGCGATCATACCATTGGTATCGACATCGAAATGGGCGGATGCCGCTCGAGTCTTCCAAGTGTTCAGAACATCTTCGTGCGAATTCCCAACACCGCCGTTGTGGTGGAACGTCACGGAGGTCTTGGCGAAAGACTCATGCGTCACGTGACCGGTGGCGCTGAGAGCGTCAACGAGATCTTCGATCGGAAGATCGTAATTGATGGTGGTCATTGATAACCTTTCATTACCACAGTTTTGTGTCGCCCGGTCTACGTTCAACGAGTGGTCGAGGCAGCAAGCTTTCATCGCCATAGTGTATGGCGTTGTGCGTTCTTTGAGTAACCGCGATGAGGAACTCGGGATCGAGAATGCTTGGGTCGCCGATTACGATTTCTTCAACCACCATCGGATTCATGTGATGAATGTAGATGCGGTCGTGAATCTCATAACCGGCGACACCTAAGTCACAGCCATTGTCTCGAGAGATGACGTGGTTTCGAATCTGCCTCCACTCGGCGGACTTGTAGAACTGTTGGTTCAAGTAACGATCGAATCCGAACGTTGCTTCGCCAACCGTTCCACGAATCGCTAGGTAACGGTACCGTTCTTCTAGCGTTTCGCATCGACTAAGTTCAGAGTAGGTTCTAAGGCCAGAGAAGGATCTAATCATGTCTAATCGCTGTACTCTATTGGATCTTGACCCGAGTACGAGCGCATCGCGTTCAGGGCTTCACGATAAAGTTCCTCCACTACTTTCTGAGATTCGAGGGCAGCAATTTTTACGGCAGTAAGTTCGTTCTCGTGACGAAGACGTTCTTGCTCGAGGGCTTCTCTAGTCGACCCGAGTTTAAGAAAGTGTGTCACTTCTTGAGAGGTCGCCGTCCCTTGGCGGATTCTCTTCTCGACCAAGTCATAGGCAAGCGAAACCAACTGGTTCTCTCGGCCTTCGGGAGTTGTAGCTGGTCTGCTTCGCCTTGGACGTGGTGGCCCGTCAGAATTAGCCATGACTTACAACTCCTTTCCATAGGCTTTGTAGATGATCTTGCTGGCTTCCCAGCCACTTAAGATCGGAAACTTCCCCCGGAAAGTCCCTCCGGGGCTATTTTTGGT